AAGATATCTTCAAAGAAGGAGATGATCTATACTCTCTTGGTGCATTCACCTTTGCTGAAGGAGCTATCCTCTATTCATCATTCGCTTTCCTTAAACACTTCCAATCACAAGGTAAGAATAAACTACTTAATGTAGTGAGTGGGATTAACTTCTCTGCTAGAGATGAAGCCCTACATTCTGAAGCTTCTGGTTGGTTATTCCAACAGCTACTTCGAGAGAAGATGGAGGCTAATCTTGTATCTAAGGAAGACACATTGCTCTTGGAAGAAAGGATCAAGAGTACCGCTAGGACAGTCTACGAACACGAATGTAGAATCATCGAAAAGCTCTTCGAAGAAGGAGACATTGAAGGAATCTCAGCAAAACAACTTGAATACTTCGCCCAATCAAGAGTGAATGTATGCCTACGTAATATGGGTTATCAGAATCTCTTTGAGGTTACTTACAATCCTGTATCGGAGTGGTTCTATAAAGGCATTAACGGTTATAGTATGAACGACTTCTTTAGCAGTGTAGGTAATCAATACGAAAGAGGTTGGGATGAAAATGAATTTAAATTCTAAGGAGAAACACAATGAGCTATAACAAACTATCTGAAGAAAGAAAAAGACTACAAGCTGCTGGTGAGTTACCTGAATGGTTTTCTACTGGTGGCTATCAAATGTTTAAGGAGAAATACCTCTATCAGGCTAACACTCCGAGGGATCAATATGAACGTATTGCTAGAACACTGGCTACTCATACTCCTGACCCTAATAGCTGGACTAATAAGTTCTTTAATCTATTATGGAAGGGTTGGCTCTCTCCGTCTACCCCTGTACTCGCTAACACTGGAACTACTCGTGGCCTTCCTGTCAGTTGTGCTGGTAGCTATATTAGTGACAATCTAGATAGTATCTATAAGGGTAAGCATGAGATAGCTGCTCTAACTAAAGCTGGCTTCGGTACTGCTAGTTATCTAGGAGATATAAGACATAGGGGTGCTGAGATATCTGTTGGTGGTAAGGCTAGTGGTCTACTACCTATTATCAAAGGCTTTCAACAAGACATGGAGTATGTATCTCAAGGTACAGCTCGTAGAGGTTCTTGGGCTGGTTATGTCCCTATCGACCATCCTGACTTCGATGAGGTATGTGATCACCTTGAACACAACCCTGATGGTAATAACATTGGCTGGAATATTAGTAACTCTTTCATTACTAAACTAGAGAACAGAGATAGTGAAGCTATCAGACGTTATGGTAAAGCAATGAAGACTAAGATGGTGACAGGTAAAGGTTACTTCTTCTTCCCAGATAAAGCTAATGATAAGAGACCTCAATGGTATGTTGATCAGGGTCTAGACATCAAGTCACCTCAACTCTGTGCTGAGATTATGTTACACTCATCTGAAGATTATACTTATACTTGTGTTCTATCTTCTATGAATGTAGCTCTCTATGATGAGTGGAAAGATACTAATGCTGTCTATGAAGCTACTGTATTCCTTGATTGTGTAGTACAAGAGTTCATTGAGCGTGGTAAGAACATACCGGGGCTAGAGAAGGCTATAGCATTCACTAAGAATAGTAGAGCCTTAGGCTTAGGTGTATGTGGACTTCACACTCTCTTTCAGAAGAGACGTATAGTGTTTGGTTCATTTGATTCCATGATGCTCAATACAGAGATCTTTAGGCACTTAGATACCGAGAGTAAGAGAGCCAGTCAATGGATTGCTCAGGTATGGGGTGAACCTAAATGGATGAAAGGTTATGGATACGCTAACACTCACAGAATTGCTATCGCCCCTACTAAATCAACGGCTCTTATCATGGGAGGAGTCTCAGAGGGCATCAATCCTGATACAGCTATGGTCTACACTCAACGAACAGCAGCAGGCGAAGTGGATAGAATTAATCCAGTCTTGCTTGAACTCATGCAGGCCAGAGGAGTATACAACCGAAGAACTGTTGAACGTATTAGAGATAACATGGGGTCTGTACAGAGTGAAGAATGGTTAGATGACCATGAGAAAGAGGTATTTCGTACTGCCTTTGAAATACCTCAGATGGCTGTAGTAACTATGGCTTCAGCTAGATCTAAGTTCATTGATCAATGGCAGTCTCTTAACTTATTCTTCTCAGCAGAAGAAGATGAGAGCTATATTAATGAAGTACACAAACAAGCTTTCCAAGACCCTAATATCTTAGCTCTATACTATGTGTATTCCAAGACAGGTGTACAGGCCAGTAATGATAATGGGGAATGTATGGCATGTCAATAGAATATAAATGTAGTGAAGACTATAAGTTAAAAGCAAATAGGATATGTAAACAAGACGGTTGTAATAACCCTGTTCAAAAACCTAATTGGAATGATAAGAAAAAGATGTGGAGATCATATACTGATTGTTCCTCATGTAATCATTCTAAAAGAAAGTGGGGCTTTAACAGTGTTGTAAGAGAACATATGCTTATTGAGCAGGACTGCAAGTGTAAAGCTTGCGGTTCCCCTATTAGTTTTAATGGACAACATTCTGGTTGGAAACAAAATGATGCAGTGGTAGACCATTGCCATCATACTGGGGAGATAAGAGGGCTTATATGTGGTGTATGTAATTACATTGCTAGGCATGATATCGATAGTGATAGGCTTAGAAGTATAGCCGATTACTTAGATAATCATTATAAATAAATATGAGGTGAAACATGATTGCAATAATAGATGGTGACTCAATACTTTACAGAGCTTGTTATGGCACTGATGATTTAGAGTATGCTAAAAAGAAGTATCTAGAGATACTGAGAGCACAGATAGATGATTGTTGGGCTGATAAAGCTATATGCTTTGTTAAGGGAAAAGGTAATTGGAGACATAAAGTCTTTAAGTACTACAAAGCACATCGAAGTACTGTAAGTAAAGAGGATCATCTGAAGAGTCATGGTCTCAATATGGAACTAATGCCTCCTCTATTAGATTGGTTAGTGGCTAGTCGTCTAGCTATACCCTCTAATGGTATGGAAGCTGATGATCTAGTAAGACGTAAGGCGCTTAAGTGTGAGGCTAGAGGTGAAAACTACACTATAGTTAGTGCGGATAAAGATCTAGACTGTATTGTAGGTAAACATCTAAGACCTTACAAAGATAAAACCTCTTCTTACTTCATCACTCCAGAGGAAGCTGATTATAATTACTATAAACAAATTATGATCGGTGACTCTACTGACTTCATTAAATCACCTAGACTTCTTGGTCCAAAGACAGCTGAGAAGCTACTGAAAGAAACCTCTAGAGGTAACTGGAAGAAGATGATTGAGAAGGAGTATAAAGAGAGATGTGGTAGTGAGTGGTTCCATGCACTCATGTTCACTGGTAGTCTAATACATATACAAAGATATGCTAATGACTTCTTTGTATGGGATAAAACTAAAGGAGACTTCTGGGAATGTGGATTCTCAGAAGCTCCTAAATGCTATGGGTATAAACTAGATGGACTCGAAGCCAAGTAAGACATGTGCCTTTTGTGGTGGTAAGAATAATAAACACAATCTAAGTTGTGAGAAGGTGTATAATGAACTTCGTAAGGCAGTTAATAGATTCCCTCAAAGGACTAGAGCCAAATGAGGCGATCCATGTTATATTAGAAGCACTAGATGAATTCAACGTGGAGTTAGTAGAACTACTCCATGATGATACCATAACTCCAGCTGAGTACTTCTGTAACCTTAATGTTAGGGCTACTCAAGCTAGTATTGTAATTGAAATTATTAGGAGAACAAATAACGATGATAGCTATCATGCTATCCAATTAGAACCTGATCCCGAAGATACTTGTACTGTTTACAGTGCAGTGATTCATTAAATATAACTAAACTTAAGGAAAATATTATGACTATTTCTGTTGGTAAAGCCTCTTGTAAATACTGTGGATCTAAAGATAACGTATCTCTATTCAGAGATGCGGATAGTGATATAGTCAAGGGTAAATGCTGGACACCTGAGTGTAATAAGTTCTACCCTGATTACTACAATGAGGATGCTATGGAAACAAGAATAGAAGTAGAAACAGCCCATGTTAATACAGGTATTAATGACTACCCCTGTCGTACTCATTCCTCTAGACAGATCAGTGAAGAGATCTGTAAGATGTTTAATGTACGTAGTGCCATCAATATAGATGGTGAAGTCTCTACTACCTACTACCCCTACCCTAGACCTGACGGTACTAGTTATAAGATACGTAACTACCCTAAAGACTTTAAGGTATCAGGTGGTCTCAATAACATTACTCTCTTTGGTCAAACAGTCTTTGATGGTGCTCCAAGAAAGAGAGTAGTTATTACTGAGGGTGAGGAAGATACCTTAGCTATAGCTCAATCATATCTTGAATACAACGGTAAGATCTATCCCGTTGTATCTATCCCTTCAGCTTCTAACCTAAAGCCTGTTATAGAAAACAGGGATTGGATTATGGAGTTTGAAGAGGTAGTCTTCTATGGCGATAACGATGACGCTGGTAAGTCTGTCATACCTAAGTTAGCTAAGATCATAGGATATAACAAGCTTAAAGTAGCTAAAGGTAAACACAAAGATGCTTCAGATGAGCTCACTAAAGAGGGACACAAAGGTGTACTGTCTGCTATATGGAATGCAAGCCAGTATAATCCTCAAGGCATACTCCGTAGAGATACCCTATGGACTGCTATGGAAGACTACGCTAAGATAGAGAGTGTTCCTTATCCTGATTGCTTTGATGGTCTCAATGAGAAAGTTAAAGGCATGAGGGGTGGTGAGATAACTCTCTGGACTAGCGGTACAGGTAGCGGTAAGAGTACTATGCTACGTGAGATAGTCTATCATCTAATCAATACTACTGATGATAAGATAGGTATTATCTCTCTTGAAGAGTCACCTGCTGAGACAGCTAAGAAGCTATCATGTATGGCTATCAATAAGAACCCAACAAGAGAAGATATCGATGATAAAGAACTCAGACAAGGCTTTGATGCTGTATTTGGTGATGATAGGATTCTTGTCCTCGATCACGCTGGTGCCATCACTGACGGTATTATATCCCAACTTGAGTACATGGCTGCTGTGGGTTGTAAATATCTCTTCATTGACCACATTACTATACTTGTTTCTGAAGGAGCAGAAGGACTAACTGGTAATGAAGCTATCGATAAGATAATGAATGATCTATTGAAGGTAGCTAAGACACATAACGTATGGATAGGTCTTGTATCTCATCTACGTAAGACATCTTCAGGTAAATCCTTTGAGGAAGGTGAACTACCTTCTCTTGATGACATCAAAGGCAGTGGTAGTATTAAACAGATATCAATGGATATCATAGCATTCGCTAGAGACAGTGGTAACTCAGACCCTACTATCCGTAATACTATTCAGATGAAGGTATTGAAGTGCCGTCACACTGGCCTTACTGGTCCAGCTGGTGAGGCTATCTATGAACATGATACAGGACGTATAAAACTTAATGTAGTAGAATTTTAAGGAGGATGTATGAATAATCTTGTTGTAGAATACCTGAGCACTAGGCTCGGAAAGGTTGTTCTGAATACTAATAAGAAGCAGGCCTATGGTCCACTCTATTTAGTACACCTCCTACAAGACAATGGTGAGATCTATGAGGAAGATATCGCTAAGTTAGTTAGTATAGCTACTAACATTGTACTACATAAAGCATCTAATGATCCTTCAGGGAAGAAGGGAGAAGCCTTACTCACTCATACAGCTATATCTATAGGCTTTGAGGTAGCTAACTTTAAGTCTGCTACACTGAATAAGGAACAGATGCTACACATAGGAGATCTATTCATTGAAGCCTTCTATCATGCTGGCTTCATTGAGATAGCTATCCAAGATGGTTTCGCTCCTAAGTCTGGTTCACCTTATGTTATCTCTATTAAAGATAAGTTCAGTGAGTTAGTTAAGACACAACCACCTAAGAACTTATTACTCTATACTACTGAAGAACCTATACCACCTATTAAGGGTGTGTTACAGGGTAACAACTATGCAGTAGTTAAAGGAGTTAATTCTGAGACAGCTAAACAACCACTGATTATCCATCAACAAGCATTCAAAGAGTCTATTGAAAGGAGAGATCCTTGGGTTAAGGCTGTAGATAAAGTACAACAACAACCATGGATAATCAATAGAGAGTTATTAGAGGTTATTGAAGACAACTTAGACTCTATTCTTCCTGCTAAGAAAAAGAGATTAAATAAATATACTAAGGCTGAGATCAATAATGCTTATAAAGCTTTACAGAAAGATCCAAGCGAAGAGAACAAGCAAGCGTATAATGAAGCTTCTGAGAGGTGGAATCAAGAACTATCCGTTCTCAGAGACATCTCAAAGAGAGCAGAGTTAGAGGCTATCTATAAGAAAGCTTCTGCTCTTAAACATGTATCTGCTTTCTATCAGTATGTAGATGTAGACTATAGAGGTCGTATCTACTACAAAGAACCTTTCTTTAACTATCAAGGTAGTGATATGGCTAAGGCTCTCTTTATGTTTGAAGAGGGTGTTAAGCTAACAGAGAAAGGATTGAGGTGGTTATACATTCATACTGCTTGTTGTTACAATGAGTCTTATGAAGCACATCAAATACCTTCATGGTGTACATATGACTATGCATCTCATCTAGAGAGTGAAGGGTTAGACTCTATCTCAGTAGATAAGATGACACTAGAAGATAGATACCTATGGACTGTTAATAACTTAGACTTCATTAAGCTATCAGTTAACACTATCAATAACTGTGAGAAGCCTTTCTCTTTCTTAGCCTGTTGTATTGAGTTAAATAACTACTTCAATAATCCTAATCATCTGTCTCATCTACCTATACCTATAGATGGTAGCTGTAATGGCTATCAACATTCAGCGGCTATAGCTAAAGATGAGTTAACAGGTAGACTAGTATCTCTTGAGGCTACTCCTATACCTTCTGATCTCTATGTTCAATCAGCTAAGTCTCTTATTGAGAGAGAACAAGAGTGGTTTGATAAGAGAGATATGCCAATGAAGCATATCAGGAAGTATATTACTAAACGGGGTACTATGACTAGACAGTATTCAGCTGGTGTTGAGAAGATAGCTGATAGTATGTACTCTGATAGTTATACTGGTGAGATCACTGATAAATATGATATAGCTATGGTAGACTGTGAACTACTCTCTAAGAGTCTAATTAAAGCTCTTGAAGAAGTATGTCCCGGAGCTACAGATACTATGTCATTCCTTCAGTCATTAGTTAACTTTGAGATAGGTAAGACTAGTGCTTATGATATAGATGGTACTAAGTGGACTCATACTAAGAAGAAGAGACTACACTCTCGTAAACAAGCTCTTAAGCGTACTAAAGATAAGACAATAGATGAAGAGTTAGAATTAGCTCTGATAGAACAACGTCTATCTCACGTTAAGAAGACTCGTTATGTATCCTATGGTAATGGTAAGACACATATGGAATGGGTTAGCCCTTCTAACTTCCCTGTCTTCTATCACTCATACCTTACAAGAGAGTTTAATGTCTATGTTACTCTAGCAGGAGTACCTATAGGCCATAAGAAGAATGGAGAGCATACAGGACGTATTACACATGTCTTACAAGAACCTTCTCCTTATGCTTCTCTTCAGGGGCTAATGAGTGGTATTAGTCCTAACTATATTCATTCACAAGATGCTGCTCATATGGCATTAGTATTGAGTGAATGGGACTATACCTTTGGGGCTGTCCATGATAGCTTTAGTACTCATGCTGAACATGTAGATGAACTAACTGTATTAACTAAACAGAAGTTCATTGATATGTACAGTAGTGATAACTGCTTTGTGGATATAATGAACAATGTACTAAGCGATACTACTGGCTTTGATAGACCTCTACCGAAGTTAGGTAATCTAGACATTAACAAATTAAATGAATCAGAATACTTCTTCTGTTAGGAGATATCATGGAAAAGAAAAGTTATAACTATATGGCATTAGCTAACAAGATGCCTGTAGATGATATGGATGTAGTAGAAGCCTTTAACCTAGACCCTAAGGTAGCCTATACTCCTGAGATTAACAATGCTGCTTTGAATGAGGCTATGCGTAGACTAAGAGTTAACCTATTAGAAGAGGGTTATACTGAAGAGCAAGCCAACAATGAAGTAGAGCTCTATCGTAGCGGTGTGTTAGAGAATATTAATAACGCTACTAAGATGAGTCGATAAATAAAGATGCCCCAAAGAGAATAATCTCTAAGGGGCATTCTTGTTTATGAAGAGGACTTACTATTAAAGTAACCTTTACGTATAGCCTTCTGTATCTTATCCCTACCATTAGACATTCTATTCAACATCTTCTTAAGAGGGGCTACAGCACCTTTACTAACATCTAGTCTAGGTGTAAGCATTAACCCAGTTAATTTAAGGTTGATGTTAACCAATGCCTTAAAGTCTTCTGGACTAATCACTAAAGCTTTACGTCTGTTTCTTTGAACAGTAGGATCAGGATCCATATTAAATCCTAAAGAAGCTAGTTCAGTAAACTGGGGTGGAACCCTCCATCCAGCAGATTCAGCTGCCTTAAGCAAACCAATCCTGTCTTTATGGGTGTTCTCTTGATTCTCCCATATCTTCCTGTTATAGTTCTTCATCCTTTCATTTTCTTCACTGTTCTGTAACCTAAGGGCTACCTTCTCA